ATAGCTGTAAGTAAATCGGACAGGGCAGACATGGGTTGCGGCTCCTTTGGGTTGGCAGTTATCAGCTCTTTTATGCGAAAACAAAACATCTTCAACCTTTGCCAAAACTTCATGATCGTATTGTACCTGTTCTTTGACAGCGGCGACAGACGCTTTTATTTCTGACAGGTCATTATGTTCCATTTGGGAAAGAAAAACAAGAATAATGATCCCAGCCGTTCGACCGCTGGCGGGCAAATGCTTGAGAAGTTCATTCATCCCGCCCTCATTTTGTCAGCGTTCCATTGCCAGCGCTGAGGGCTTTGCTGCGCGACCATACTATTGAGCATTTCATCCGCTGCTGCACCGTAGTTTTCGGCGATAAGGCAGGCATAAAATTTTGTGAAACTATCAAACCCGGCAAAGCCGAGTTGCCAGATCATATTCACAAGTACAAGCTGGCGCGCGTTAGTTAGGCGGGCCCATATAAGGGTATAACGTGCTTGCGCTGTTTTGATGATGTTATCAAGGCGCAATCCTAGAATGAGATCGCATTCTTGTTGTGATAACCCTGCAACGTCCAGCGCGAAGCCGTAGCCTATCGTGGGATGCCCTAAGATCGTATCGCCTTCGCCAAGCGGTTTGCCGTTGGCGTCGTCATAGACTGCGCTACGGAACCCTTCGAATTGTTTGATGACTGTTATAGCGTCACTTGTCTGTATCATGGGGCTTGTCTCCAAACGGCACGCTGATGACGTTGCCGTCTCGTCTGATGTGATTGCGGATGCGGGCGTTTAAATAGACAGGCTTAAAGCGGCCATGATGATAACCGATAAGATAAATATGGTAAAGACATTCCATGACAAGCGCCCAAAGCAATCCTATGATAATGAGTCGCGTTATCATTTTGAATTCTTGAACATGGTCAAGCCCACCGCTGTACAAATGTAGCCGAGGATGATGACGGCGCTGCGCAGAAACAGGTCTGACCAGAAGCTTGACGATTGACCGCCTGAAGGGTTTAAAATACTTGATACATTTGTGGGGATGCCGATGCCGGACGGTGTGATATTAAATTGGGGGCTGCCGTTCTCGGTTCCAAGATAACTTTCCATGTTTAGAAAAGTGTTACCTATACCTGTAGAATTGATGCCTTGCAGCCATGACGGCAGCGTAGGGAATGATTGCGAGGGGCTATTGTAGGTGACGCCTTGGTCGGCAAGACTGCTATCCCAGCCGGGAGCGGTTGCGCTGCTGTTGCTTTGTGCTAGATTGACGCCGTAGCCTGTTTGAAATAGGCTTTCTGCCATAGAAACCTACCCATGATAAACGTCTTGTAAAGCATTCGGGAATACGCCGCGAAACAGTTGCTTGGCTGTTTGCGTAATTTTGAAGTTCGTCACAGGCGAAAAACCGGGAGGCGTTGTGCCGGGAATATGGCCGGATGTTTTTTGCCAGCCAGGCGTCGCGCCAAGATCGACGCTACCGCCAGAAATCTGTGTGAAAGGTTTTTGAATTCGGCTCGTGTTGTTCAGATAGTCGGCCATGATACCCTCTTACGTTTGTATCCAGCGGGGGAATTGATAAGGACCGCCGAGCATATCGACGTTGCTGTTTTCCTGCCCAATGGAAAGATTAGGTGCAGCATAACCGCCCGTTATAACACCCGTCTGTATGACCGGGCCTGTTAAACCCGCTGAACTATTATACGAAAGAAACCACGGCGCAACGCTCCCGGACGCGCTTGCACTGGGCGCTGCGCTGCCCTCTACATGTTTGTTGGCAACAAAAAGAAGCCACCCGAATGCGGCTAACACAATTGCGAATATGACTTGTTCCCATTGATGCATTAGCTATTCCCCGATAATGTGAGAGCTTGCCCGATATTCGAAGTCAGAATATTCTGGTTAGCGCCGCTTCCGCCCTGCGTCGCGTTGGCATTGGTCGCATAAATTGCTTTAGAAAGCGCGGCGACGGTTTGCTGAAACACGCCGGGGCTAATGTTGGTTTGGTTAGCCTGTATTTGGGCCAGTTGCACTTCATAGGGGGCTAGGGCGATTGTCTGAAGAGCCCGAATTTGCTGTTCCTGCACCTGCGCTGTGAGTGTGCTTGCCTGCTGGGTCGTTTGCGCATTCAGCGTCGCTTCCTGCACTTGAGCGCCTGTAACTGTGGCCGTGTTTGTCGTGCTTGTGGTTGCCTGTATTTGCGCGACGGCTTGCTGCGCTGCTGTGTTGGCAAGGGCGACTGTCTGCGCCGCGCTTGTTTGATTATTTTGCGATGACGCTTGTATTTGTGCTAACTGTAGTTGCGCGCTTTCAGCCATAGATTGAGCATCGCTGCCACCGCTGACGACAGTTGTGCCGCCTGAACTATTACCGGAATTTGTGAGTAATAGCCAACCAATGCCCAAGACGAACACCGCTGCTGCGATGCCGTAAGGATGTTCTTTGACGAAAGTCCAGATGTTATGCATCAGCCGCTAAACTCCGCCCCGCCCCATGTGTTATTGACGGGATCATACAGGGGTTGTGAATAGATCGTGCCTGCGACGATACCGCCTAAACCTGTAACAGGAATGCTTTTATTGACTTGATAGCTGGGTGTTTGTAAGGGGCGGAAAAAGTAGCTTGAACCGATACCGCTATCGACTACCCCGAATTCGGGCAAGGCGAGGCTTTCAAACGCGTATGCATAAGCGCCGGGCGTCGGTTGTTCTTTGTAAACCCAATGTTGTTGAACGGGATTAACGACGTCCTTGAAACGCAGTTTATCGAACCGATGGCCTTCTTGATGGCCTCCGGCACGGACAACATTTGTAGCGTTTGTCTGGACGTCGAGAAGATCGTTCATTAGCCTAGCTGTATGTTAGGGTTGAAGTTATTGAAGCTGCCGACACTGGCGACACCGCCGCCTGTAATTGGCGATACGGCAACACCTAGGTCTTGTCCGAACGCGTTCCCTGCGGCGCTAATAACATCTGACGTGTTAGCGTTTTTAGAAACCAGAACAGCGATGATCGCAACGCCTACTATGGCGGTTGCGATAGCTGTCAGGGAGGTAATCAATTGTTCGCCCATGGGAATACTCCTTACAAAGAGGCTAAAAGGCAACATCGGTGATTATATTACCGCTTCCGTCGCTGGAAGTCGAGTATGAATTACCGCCGGGGCTTCCTGCCAGCTCCGTTCCCGGCGCGTTAACGGGTGCCGTCGTGCCGCTCCCCACGCCTGTATTGAATTTTTGAAAAAACGTAATGCCTTGCGCAATACCGCCTTTTTTGTGGCTAAGGAACATGGCGACGATAACCAGACCTATAAAAATGCGCGAAAAAGTCTGAAATTCCTTGACGTAGCCGATAGCGCCGATGATGCCAATAGCGATAAGCCAATAAATGAAGTTATTTTTCCCGGTAAAATCGCTCTGCACCTGCGTGCCGAACTGCTTGTAGGTGTCCTGAAACCCTACGATAATCAGAAGCAGGCCTATGGTAACAAGGGCGAAAGGCATTTAGTGTCCTAACTGTATGCCGGGGTCTGGTGCGCCACCAAGTTGTGTGACGTTATTGTAAAGCATCCCCAATTCTGTGCCGAGCGCTCCGCCTGTTGTGGCAGGATTGTTACCACTTCCGGCATTGCTGTTGCCACTGCTGGAAATTGAGCCGCCTCCGCGTAAAAGGTCGATATAGACGGGAAGTTCACCGCGTAGCGTGACAAACACGATAAATGCTACCAGCAACGCGCCGAAGATGACGTTGCTTTGTTGCATGTTATTTGCCGACGACAGGTACGGCAGCGCCAAGCGACGGGAATTTTACGCCGAGGAAATAGCCGATAACAAGGGCGACAGCCATGCCTAGATAGTGGTGTGTTTTCATATTTCCCCCAAGGTTTCTTTAAGAATAAGTGTCCACAGGATAATGGCGACAATGATAAGGCCTGTAAACAGGAACCAATGTGTCAAATCCATTTGCTGCGAAAAGGGTGATGTCGCCCAATTCTTGATATTGGTGATGACACTGGCAGTGCCATCAGGCGCGTCCGTAGCGTCCATGAATGAACCCTCCAAAAGGATACCCGGTATAAACTGCCGGGACGCCTGTTACGTACCAGCCAACGAACCCGCGTTCGTGACTTGATTGATGATCGTCAACATTTCGTAACCGACATAAAACGCCGATGACGAATTCGTAACCGTGGTTGGCGTCAGGTTCAGCGCCATATTACCGAACTGGACCGTCGAGATAGGACGATCACGGTGGTCAAGATAATACATGCCAGGCGGGAAATCATCTTCCATGCGGTTACGGTTCCAGAGTGAGACAATCTGTTCATTGACATTGTACAGATTGGTGTAGTTCGCCGTCTGGATTTGAATAGGCGATACCTTACCCGTCGCCAGCGTAGCATTGTCGTCATAGATGACAAGCGTGCTGAGAATATCGCGGTAATTCGGATAGGGCAGGGGGTTAGGAGTATTGACGACAAGACCGCCAAACTGCGTCTGATTGAACAAATAAGCTGTCGAAATATCCAGCGCTGGCAGAACGGGGGCGCCGTTCACAACAGGAATTTGGTCCAGATAGTTCTGGAACAGAGTGATTGTGAAGCTCGGCAAGGTGGCAACGACGCCGCTGCTGCTTTGATACATGGAGAATGAGGGATCTGCCGAGGAACCAACCAGCAAGGATGGATTAACCGTCAATTGAAGATTGTATGTGGCATTGACAACATTGGCATAAATGCCGCCGCGTAAATCGGTGTCGCTGTAAGTCAGAGGCACTTCGAACATGCTGAATACGTTATTAGATGCAACTGCCGCAGTGATCGTCGCCGGCGCAAAGATAACATTGGTATAAGCCGCGCCGAACCCGAATGGCGTATCCAGAGCCGACGCTTTGATGGCCGCGCCGTAGGGTTGGCGGCGCTTGGCGCTGGCGACATAGGTTAGATGCCATGACGGCACATTGATGCGTGTCTGGTTGCTCAGGTCGGTCAACAGCACGTTCGAGAAGAATGTAGAAGCGCCGAGCGTGGTCAGGGTATGCGTCGGGCCGGCATTCGTGCCGGAAACCGTCGCTGCGACCTGCACCACAATGCGCTTCTGCAAACCGACATTGCGTAGGGGGACTGAAACAACTGTACCCATGCCGCCCGTAAATGTCTGCTGGAAAGTCTGCTGCCACGCATTAATGGCATTTGCCAGAACAAATTGCCTTGCGGCCAGATTTTGCTCCTGCAATTTTTGCAAATTGGCGGCTTGCATCTGCGCCGGGGTCATTGCGTTAGGTACAGCCATTGTTATGCTCCTGTGTTAGCCTGCGGTTGAGTGTGATAAATGCCGAATAGAGGTAGGATGAAATGCGCGGCCATGCCGACGATCAACAACATCAGAATGACGGTCACCCAGTTGACAGGGTGCGCAATCAGTTTCCAGTTGATCGGTATGATGTCCATTAAGCGGCCTTTGCGCGGTAATTGTGCCAGAGTTGCGCGACGAGCGACAACAGCATGAAACCGAGAACGGCCATAAGAACAATGGTAATCCAGTTAGTGACGTTCCAGTGAAGAATGACTGCATCTTCCATGAGAGACTACCTCGCAAAATACGGGGCGGTCAGATAAACCGCCTTTTCGGTTTCAGTCTCTCACTAAAACGTGCCCTTATACTATCTTCATCCGGCACAGGGAGCAAGCGAAAAATTTCGTTGTTCTTAACGTCATACCAGCGCGAGCAAAAACGCGGCAAAACCACTGATAAATCTTCGGTTTCCGGCACAAAACCCTCAATAATTTTTCTATCGCGCACGTCATTGAGATGAAAAAAATTTATATGCGACGCTTCGGAAAACACGAAACGGCTGCAATAGGCAGGGCGTTGCGTCAGGCAGGCAAGACTTATCCGTTTACTGCGCCCCTGCGTCAGCAAAGCGTTAAAAGCCTTGCTGTTGCGGTCAATCATATAGGCTTCGTCAATATGAAGATGGATATTTTCCTGCCGCCAGACATGCCAGAAAAAATTTTCCATGGCTTCAAAATCATGCGGCATGAACCGCGTAATATAGAGGCCCGGCTTGTCGGGAAGTTTTGTCGATTTGATATGCTGCGCTTCATGAATGCTGTTCAGCAATTCATCGCCTTTGAAATCCAGCGCGATATGCGGGCGCACATTCAGATCGCTTTCCGACAGGAGAAAACTTCCCGCCTGCGTTTTGCCGGAACCTGTGCGGCCTACAATAGCCGTATGTTCGCCCGGCGCGGGAAGCCTGTAAGCCATTAGATAACAACGCCCGCTTGCGTTTGCCCCATCTGTTGCGCCCGGCGTTCCGCGCGTTCCTGATCGGCGCGCATTTTTGCAAGCATGACGCGGGGATAATACATCTGGCCGGCGACCATAATCAGGGCGCACCAGTCCTGAATTTTTTCGGAAGGCGCTATATTGTAATGCGACGCGACTTTGCAAGCGCGTTGGGAAAGAAGTTGTGCTTCCTTTTCCGTCAGTTTGAATTCCGGCGATTTCAAGGCTGTGGCCGCCATTTCATGCAACGACAACAAAATATAGCTCAGCCCGTCAACATCAAGTGTCGCCGTTACAGGCGGCGGGGGCGCTGTTTTTCCTTTGGTTTGTTCTGGCTTTCCTTGCTTGGGGGGTCGCCCTCTGCCCCGCTTTGGCCTGCCGTCGCCGGGTTCACTACCCCCGGTGTTGCCCCCGACGCTGGCAGGGTCAGTAAAGCCGTCAGGTCGGTTTTCAGGCTGTTCACCGTCTCCGACAAGGTTATCGATAGGCTCGCCAGCCCCGTTTCCAGCCCCGCCGTTTTCTGGTGCAGCGTTTCGATTTGTGTCCCTAGGTGCGCCCATCTTGCCTCGCTTTCCTGTATTTCCTCTGCTGCGTTGATTTCCGCCTTGGCCGCATTTGCCTGCGCAAGCGCGGCACCGGCCTCTGCCGCCGCAACCGCGCCTTGCGCCGCCGCCGCTGTTGCCGTTACAGCGTCGCTTTGCGCTTCGGCTGCTACGCTTTCCGCCCGCGCAGCTTGCGCTTCGGCGTCTGCCGCCTCTTTAATTTCTTTAACGTCTGTCATGGTGTCCAGCCCTCCGGGTCTATGCCTGCTGCTGCGCAAAGCATTTTAACCTGATATTCCAGAATTTGCACACGGTTTTTAAGGAAAACAATTTCTGCCTGCGGATCTGCTATTTCGATGGGCGCTATATCGCTGGCGCGGTAATTGAGCGCGACTAGGTCAATACCGGACAATTCCGGTGGAAAATAAGCTTTATTCTCCATGATCCGACTTTTCCAGCCTGTCGAGAATAAGGTCGATATTCTGTTCCATACGCGACAACCTTTGATCGAAAGCCGCGACCTGCTGCAAAGCGCCCAGAAATTTCGCTTTAAAATCTTCGCTGTCAAAACCAATGCTTTTTAACAGCATGGTTATCATAGGATTTTCCATTTTCTCCCCCTGTTTAATCCGTACAGGAATTATAGAGAGAAATTAAAAATAATCAAGTTACTAAAATGCCGCCAAAAATATTATATGTTAAAACGATAGAAGATGCGCCTCCGCCGTTGTTTGTACTACGTGCTGCTAAGACGCCCGCGCCCGACGAAATAAAGTTAAGTCCTCCTAGTTGTGTAATGCTTTGCGCCCCCGTCGTCGAAATTACATATTCAAAGTTCATGATCGCATTGCCATTATCATAAAGCGTCAGTGTGTTCACGAAATTACCGGAACCGCTTTGAACATAGCCCAGATAAAGACTAAGGGCGGTAATATACCATTGAGTATTATTAATCAGAGTGGTTGTCGTATTATCGACATTAATGTTGTTCCCTGTAAATGTTTGAGACTGCGTAAAAGTCGGTTGCAGCGTAAACATACTGGAATAGCCATATCCGATAGCGCGTTCATAGATATTCGTTTCTGAGAACGGCACAAAGAAATTACACGCAAATACATTCACAATATCGGTAGCATTGGTGACGTTGCCGTCATCAAGCACGACATAAAATTTGGTTGTGGCTTGACCTGATAATACGGGCAGCATGGCCGTGCTGCCGAATTGCACGCGCGTTTGATAACCCGTATCAGGAAAGAGGATATTCACGTCATGTTGCGAATTCGTGGCGTCAACATAGATCGACGATATCTTGCTGAATTTGCGCGTCGGCGTGATCACTCCCAAGTCGATAAGCTTGGCAGGCGCGTCTGCGAAGCCGACCTGTATGGGTACAAAGGCATGACCTTCCGGCGGCATGGCCGTCAAATTGCACGGCACCGCCGATTGATTGACCGCAAGGGGGATAGCGTTGCCTATAGACGACGGGTTGATAGGTACGACGGACATTTATCGGCCTTCGACAATCCTGCAATATCCATTGCCGCCCACGCCGCCATTGCCGCCGCCTGTCAAGCCGGAACCGCCACCGCCCCCACCCGCGCCAGCGCCACCCGCGCCCCCGACACACCCGGACGCAGATGAATTATTGCCGCCGCCGCCACCGCCGCCGCTGTTAAAAGCATAATGCCCTGTGCCTGCCGTGCCAGCACCAGCACCGGAACATAAACCGTTGCCCGCGCCGCCGCCAGCCCCGCCACTGCCGAGACCGGCACCGCCGGAACCGCCATTCAAAGCCGCGGGGGTTGACGCTACGCCCGCGCCGGAACCGCCACCTGTGTTACTATAACCGCAAGAGCCTGCTTTATTTCCTGCTGCGCCCACTGCCGTCCCGCCACCTGCAGATGGCACAAGACCACTTGTATCACTAGATGCCGTCCCAGCCGCATCACCCTGTCCAGCACCGCATCCAGATGATGAACCATTTCCGCTACCACAATACCCCGCGCCGCCACCGCCTGTGCTGTTTGAGGTACTGCCACCCGTACCACCGCCGCCACCATAAGCCGTTAATAGAGAGCCAAAAGTTGTATTACCGCCATTTGAACCATTTGTTCCGGGATTGCCAGCGGAACCAGCGCCACCGCCTGCGGCAGAACCGCCCGCGCCAACCGTCACTGTTGTAGCACCAGTAACTTCTGATGAAGTAAATGTTGCTTCAACGACAAGACCACCTGCACCACCAGCACCGCCGGAAGACGCCGTGCCGGAATTATAAGCCGCGCCCCCACCGCCCTGGCCGCCGCCGCCTGAACAACGAACCTTAAACCATGTGCTAAGAGGATTAGGGGTATAGGTATTAGCCCCTGTGGGCGTAATATCCGTTTCCAGAGTGCCGCCAAGCGCAATCCATGCGCTATTAACAAAAGCTTCTACAGCGCCATTGCTGCCGCTATAGGCGGAATTGTATCTTATCATGCCGTTAACGCCTGTCGGACGCGCGCCTGTCGTCCCAATAGGAAGCAAGGCGCTATTAGTGTTATAACTCATATCAAGCGATGTGCCTGCTGTAGGGGCTGTCGTGCCGATACCCACATTACCCGTCGTCGTAACGTTCTGGTCAAAACTGGTACGCGTCGGCGTCGAAACAGTCAACATGCCCTGCTGCGTGCCCGTAAAATCGGCTATAGCAGCGTCACGCGTGCAATTGACCTGTACAGGGCCAGTACTCCCTGTCGTCCCATAAGAAACACAATTGCTGAAGTTATGCGTATAGCCGGAATTTGAAGGTGTATTGGTCAGATTGAGATTAACGGTAACAGCGCCGGCCGTATTATCTAAAAACAATCCGTTACCGCCACATGCCTGCCCGTCAAAATTGACAGTCAATCCCGATGACGCGCTGCCATGGTTGACGCTGCCAATAGACACGCCACCGCCTGTAACAGCTCCTGACGAATTGTTAAAACACTTACCGTTAAAAATGCCTGAGTGTGTATAGTCGATACGCAGGCAATTATTGGTTACAGTATCACACGACGCATTCATGGACACATCTTCTGTACCGTTCGTGCTGATGCAATTATTAGTGCCTGTGCAAACCTGTTCGCCGCCCAGACCATGAATGTCCTGACAACTATCCCAAGCATAGCCGACCGAACCGTTCTGAATAAGCATTTTACCAAGCGTCCAGCCAAAGCCTTTACAAGACAAACCTTTCTGCCCAAAAAAACCAACTTGCAACACTTGATAATTGTTTAACGTAATATTGTGCGACGTATAAGATGCGTCGCCCGTTTGCGGGCCTACACCGCCAAGCACGTTCATATTAAGCGTTGAAACCGACGAATTTTCCCACAAGATCGGCACGGTACTTTCCGTCGTGCCGATGCCAACGTTAGAATAAAGCGGCGCATAAGCGTCAATCGTCAGCACGCCGTTGTGATCGGTCGTATCAATCTGCGAGGCAAATAAGTAACCTCCCCCGTTCGTCTGCGTCGGCATGACAACATGCACATTGTTGCCTGAGTTAGAGCCTACCAGAGAATTTGAAAGAGCGATTGCGTTTGTAAACGCTGTTCCAAGATTGCTGGCGTTGTCGGTGCCGTAATAAGTTTTACATGTTGTGGAACATGTTGTTAAAACTGAGCCTGAAAGAGTAACATCATGCGCGTCGATAAAAGCGCTAATCGTGCCCCGGAATACAGCAACATTCGTGTTGCCTGTCGTTACCTTGATGGATTTACCAACATCCGCGCTTGTAAAAGTTGCGCTTGCGCTTGTGAGCGTCGTACCGGATACGGTCGCGTCCGTCAAATAAACCGCGTCAGGCACCGCGCCAGCGAGCCGCACATCATAATAGGGAACGGACGACAATGTGCCGCCGTCCTGTATAATGCCGCTATTATAAAATTGCGCTGTATGTCCTGCCGTAACAGCCCCAAGCGTCTGTACGCCGGGATTTGAAGAACCTGCGAACGCCGGATGCACGAGAAACAACGCTAACGCTGCAAACAAAATTTTATTCATGCTTTTTCCTTTACCACCGCCGCGCCGTAAATTTTTGGCCTGTGACAGCGCCGACGATAGACACCGGACCTATGGGCTTATAATCGGGCGGCGTATCATAACTGCCGCCATAGAAAGCGACGCGTATACTGCCCGCGCCGTTTGCCAGCGCCGTCGTGCTATCAGAAATCCAGAGATCATTGGACATATCGGGATTGGTAATTTCAAAACCATTAACGGGCGTTGCGCCGCCAAATAAAAGTTGCGCTGTGCCGCCCGCCGTGATTGTGCTACTGCCGTCAAAACCCTGTGTGCCAAGCACGTTAATCGTATTCCACATCATGCACGGCATAGCCATGGTAAGAAAACCGACGGGAACAATCGGCGTGCCGCTGCAACTAAACTGGAATTTCGGATCGCCATAAACCAACACCGGAAAATAGCCCTGATAGAAAGGGGGCACGACAATTTTTTGTCCTGAATTAATTACCGTTGCCGTAAAACTGGACGCGTTTAAACTGTTGTCAATCCAAAGCGTCTGCACCCATTCAAGACGCTCCAAATCCTGCGCCATGGTAAAATCAAGATTAAACGGATTAGACACGCTCATGTCAATAAACTGCATGGAAGCGCGGGGGCCTTGCCGAGGCGCTAAACCATTTTTAGTCTGAAAGGCTGTCAGATTGCTGGCATTCGTTTGCATGGGCGCTATCCCCGAAAATTAAACGTTAAGAGTATCTTCTATTTCTTTCGATAATTCAAGGTCGAATTCGTAATCCTCGTCAGCGCCTTGCACCCATTTGACGGGATAGGGATGGCTAAGTTCCTGCAACCCATAGCCATATTCCACATTCAGCGTAGGCTGTAAATCAACAAGCTGCTTGTACGGTTTCGCGCGGCGGATATCGCAGGGAACACGCTTAACACTTTTGCCGTCAATACGTAACGATCTCAAACCTTCCGCAAAACGCCCCCGCATTTGCCAAAGACTGTCTGACATGCACGCGCTTCCCATACCTATCAGGCGGCGCATGGGAATATCGACGGAACTGTCACCGCGTTTCCATGCGCCTATAATGCGTTCAGGCGTGCGCATATAGTCTTTATCGAACCCGCGAGAAAAATGCGTGTAGGAACCGTCCGGGTGATGCCACCAGTAAACGCCTGCCAGCGCAATCGTTATGCCACAGGGGACTGGTTCTTTGAGTTCCCATTCGCCGATTTCTTTTGTCGTAGAACATTGTAACGGCAATGGACGCGTCGAGAATATGCCATCAGTTGCAAAACCAATGATCGCTGAAGCGTCCGCGCATGCCGCAAGATAAAGCCTTGCGCGTGTAGATGCTGTAATATAACCAGCCCATTCGAGTTGATGATAAGCAGGCGGTCGATCATGCTGCCCTCCGATTTGTTGCGCTGTTTTGCCATAAAGGGAATTAAGCCCCAATTTGATAATTTTTTCCGCGCCACGTTGCCATTCTTCTGTGGGGCTCTTCACCCATTGCTGCCGCGTCGCGTAATAATCCGGTATCCAGTCGAACGGTTTACATTCGCAATCGGTTTTGTAATGCCAGTACTCCACGCATTCAAGATCGCCGTCACAAACCAACGCCGCTTCATATTCAGGATACCAATACCAGCCAGCACCTTCCGACGGGAAAGATATCTGCATACGCTCTGTGCGGAAAAACAGCGGATAAAAGGGCTGCCCCTCCCAGAATTTAAATTTCAACCGGCAAAGCGTAAACCCCGCTGGCGGCGCGCCACGACCGTGAACCCACAACCCATGTTTCAGGCAGGGACATTTAAGCTGCTGCGACGGATAGGCAGAATTTAGATCATAATCATAAACCGCGCCGGCATGCGTACCCATCTTACAAATTTCTATGCGCCCCCCGGCATAGGCGATACGCGCCGCATGCTGCACAGCCTCCGGCATATCCTCCGACTTAAAAGCGCGTGTGCCATGCTTGCGAAATAAGGCCGCCGCGATAGACCCTGCACCATCCCATCGCGTCACTTTAAGATCAAGCCCGTCAACCGCTTCATGAACCTTTTTCATCAGATCGACAAGCGCTTCCAGCTCCGCTTCGTTATATTTATTAATGAGCTTCTGATCTATTTTCGAAAAATCGCCGCGTTTGTTTTTCATCTCTTTAATTAAATTAAAATGCTTGTAGTCAGAACCTAGCCATTTTTTCATAACACCAACAAAACCCTCCTGAAAAAACCCGAACACATCCCATATTGTAATCCGGCTTTGCCACTTAGGTTTTATTTTACCATGTTTATCCTGCCGAAATCCCAACCCTCTTTTAATCGTCAACGATTTACGCGCGCGGTATTCGAGAGAATACATAATTCCATCCCTTTGGAATTCAAAGACTTCACCGCGCGAAATCTTCAATAAATCTTCACGCTCAAAACCATACATCAACATATGGTTTATATCGTAACCCCCTGCAAAAATAACAAAAATCGCTTTTTTATGCGCACCCCCCAAATCACACAAAAAATTAAGACAATCCATGGTTTTTAGCCGCGCCCCACCCCGATAAAGACTTTCCCCGGTAGAAGCAGCAAGCAGATTATAATGATGCGCCTCCGCATAATATTCCGTCGCGTCTGTTCCGACAATAAAGCGCTCTTTACCGCCTACGCCTATACCTTCCCCGTCAAGCGCTATAAATTCGGCGCGTTTCCACTTAGATTGGTAGCGCTTCATCCCCGAAGGGCCAGAGCAATTTTTGATCCCGGCTTTCTTCCGACGGGCGCGGTAGGCTCGTTGCCTTGTGTATCCCGTCGTGTCGATATCTAACGCCAATGGCATAATCATAAGCCTCCTGTCGCTCTAGACTTGTAAAGATCAATTCACTTCCCGAATAAACATTATATCCCCATTGCCACCCGCACCGCCCTTGATAATTCCAGACGCGTTCCCGACGCACATCCGGCGACGGCATAACAAAAAGTTCCAGTTGCTCTCCCATGGCTCCGCCTCCTTGGTTTGTGCTACTCTTCGTCTGCAAATTTCTGCGCATAAAGTTCAATCTGGTCGGGCTGGATACGTCCGGTCTTTTCAAGCGCTGCCGCTTTGGTGATCGGGTTCTTGCTATGAAGATCACGAATAATTTTTTTAAGTTCCGCACTATTCATGGCTTCGCGCCTGGAAAGCTTCTTGCCTTCCTGTTTCTTCTTGTCGATATAATCATCGCGTATCGCCAGATAGAGATTAAATTTGTGTTTGTAACTTGCCGCCGCTTTTGACGTTTTTTTCTTACGCCCATATTTATTGTCATACTGCCTGCGCGAAATCTCCACACCCGTTTGCGGATCAATCTTGCGCCGTGCCGTATTACGGCGCTTTGGCTCTACTTTGCGCCGTTTAACGCCACTTTTTAGAGTTCGTTTTTTCTTCTTTGCAGCCATATCTAACCTGAAAGAAAAGAGGCGCGGAAACCGCCCATGTTACCACTACAGTTTCCGCGCCTTTTATAATGCCTGCCGTGCTGCCCTTGCGACAGGGGAGAGATAGCAGGCAGGCGCGAGAACTATAGCAAAGACTTACCGGAAGGGCAAGAATTCAGTAGAAGCGAATACAACGACAATAAACCAGAACAAAAACCAGAAGATAGTTTCGCCCCGAAACGTGAATAAAATCATGGCTTGACCCTCCTGAGCGCATCACCCAGATGGTGCAATGCGATGACAAGACTGCGCGTTTCATATGTCGCTTCGCTCGGCACGGCAAACCCGGCCTGTTCAAACACTTCAAGCGCTGCCACAAATGCAGCACAGGCGACTTCCTCTCGTAATTTGATTTTCTTTTTACGCATAACTGCCATCCTTGAAAAAGAGTAAGAGGACGCCGCACACGGCTTTTGCCGCTTCGCTTGTGTCCTTATCAAGCGAATAAATCTCAACCGCCTTGCAAGCCAGATGAAAATCGTCAACATCCATTTCAATCGTACACCCGGCACGCGCCAATTGCGCCGTTATACGCGATAGCAAAACAGAAACCTTCTCAATCATATCATTCGGCGCTTTATCTTCGACCAGCGCAGCAAGCCACAGCGATAAAGCTTTTGACATAACGTCAAGTTGCTCCGGCTCGAAATAAAAGCAAGCACCTGTTATCTTGGGTTTTACCACTTCGTCACGCAATTCATGTAACGGTCTCCACGCGCGACACTTTTTATCGGCACGTTTTAAAGCCACTTCCAAACGATCTTCAAGATCGAACATTTGTTTTGTCATGCTATAAAACCTTGCGCCTGTGTAATGCCGGGCTTGCTCGCTTCCCGCAACGCCGCCTTATTCGCCAACACTTGCAGCGCGACCTGATTTTCAGCCTGCATCTTTAGCATAAGATCGGTGTTATACCGCACCAGCACCAGCACCTGCGTACAATCAATGCAAAGCTTCGCGCCAATGTCGTCGGCGAATACCGCTGGCGATTGATTGTTATGCGTCTTGCGCGAAAAAATAGCGTCAAACGCTTTGTCCGCCGCTTCCTGCGTCACATAATTCAAACTATAAGCCTGAACAATGTTATTCATCTGAAGTTGAAGTTGATACATGACCGCCTCAAAAGTTAAATATCCTGCCCGTCAAACCATAATAAAACCATGGCACCCAGAACACAGAACCAAAAATGATCGCGGCGGTTATAAATTCTGCAATCACAACCGCCGCTTTCATATCAGGCCGCCTTTTTGGCAAGCTTCTTTGGCCCGGTGGGAATTGTGCCGGATAAAAGAGCCGAGATAAGCTTTTCAGCCTTTTCACGATTTTCATCCGTCAACACAGGTTCCGACTGCCACGAATAACCCGTTGCCGCCTTCTCGTTTTCAACCAGAAAGATATCATATTGGAATTGCGTCGAAATAGCGCCGTTCTTAATAGCCGTCAACACTTCCCGCTCAATCTGTTTAGGCACAAAACACGAATTACCCTGATAACATTTGTCGTTGTGCGTGCGCAGGGTAAACAGACCTTTAAAGCCCATCTGCACTTCGCCAGTTGTCTTGTTAGCATATTCAAAAACGTTGGTCACAATACCGCCGATACGCGCCACAAATTGCGGCGCGCCATTCGTACCGTCAACCAGATCAACCTTTTCTTTCTTCGACAGTTTCAGCAACGCTAACGAAATGCTACGGACGGGGGTTACTTCTTGCTTGGTCATAGTTTCTCTCCTGTTAAGTTGTAAGGGCAGGCACGGCACTATTCTGGGGAAATCTGATGTTGTCACGAATGGCAATAGCTTCATCCAGCCATTCCAGTGCTATTTTCGCTGCCTGATTGGTTTCAGGCGTGTCGCCCGTCTTGATCCCCATGAACCACTGTTCGCGCGGGTAACTTGCATCGGCATCGAATTTGACAGCGCCGCATTCGATGGTTTCGCCTTGGTATATGTCGCCATCAGGCA